CAAGTACTAGACTGCGCTCAAACAAGTCAATGTTGGATTCTAGTGCAGAAGTAATGTGTCCAAAGTTTTCCAAGAGCTTGCCATTGCGAGTGTACATTGATGCAGTCTTGTTTTCTGCATTGATAATCGTAACAACACGAACTCCGTCAAGTTTTGGCTCAAGGAGTTTCTTACCTGTGATCTTCTTTTCGTGGTTAGCACCGTCATGTGCTAACATACATTCAAATACCGGAACGGCATTCTTTTTAACTTTATTGATTGTTTTTTCGCTGACACCGCAACGAAGATCCTTGATAAGGATACGACGATACCAATCATTCCACTGCTTTTGTGTGCTTGCACTTAGAGCAAGTTCGATGGCATCACGAGCATCATGTCCTGTGAGTTGTCTTGTGTAGAGCAAATGACAAAGTTCTTTGAACGCTTCCCAAGGCAGGCCTTGACCATCAGGTCCGCCATGTGTGGGAACTTTCTTGACACCGAACGTGTAGAGATTGTCCAAGGCCATACGCATACCTTCAAACAATTCTACGTTGTCAATTTCTGCTTCTAGGATTGCTTCTTTGTTTAGGCGACTAGCGTGGTCTTCCAAACTGGAAATAACTCGATAACAATCGGACATATTAAAAGGATAGTTGGTTGAACATACAACAATTATACATTCATTTTAGCAGATTGTCAACTGAATTTTTACCATTTTTAAACGGAAAAACTACTGCCACAACCGCAAGTAGATTGGGCATTTGGATTTTTTATTGAAAAGCTGGATCCCTGTAGATCCTCTTTGTAATCAATTTCGGCACCTTGGAGATACTGCATACTCATAGCATCTACTATGACTCTAAATTCTCCAATTGGAAACTCAAAATCATCTTCGTTAAATTCTTCATCAAATGTAAATCCATAACTAAATCCAGAACAGCCGCCACCTTGCACAAAGGTTCTTAAAGCAAGTTTTGGATTATTCTCTTCCATTAAGAGGTCTGTAATCTTTGTTTTAGCATTTGATGTTATGTTGATCATACTGTATTTACATAATAAATACCCAAGCAGGAGAAAAACATGGAACAATACATGGATGACTTTCAAAACTACAAGCGATTTACGATTAAATGCAAATGCGGTTGTCCTGCACACTGCAATCATAGTTGTACCAAATGCGAATACTGCCCAGACTGCGAATGTCCGGATTGTGCAGAACTAGATAAGAGCAGAGGGTATAATTAATATGGCATACTGGTCTAGAAATGATACCAAAGAATGGATTGTTCAATTAGAGCACCGCGTTCAAGATATGGACTATTATCTTGTTAAAGCAGATGAGTGGTGCGATGAATACGGAATTGATAATAACAAGTTAATATTCATGTGCAGTTTTTTAACCTGCGTTTGGGTCAGCAATATGCGAGGCGAGCATATTACTTTTAATGAGCTTATGGAAATTCTCGGAGTTGAAGAATGGAATGACGAGGAGGAAAAGTACTACGAACTTGACGATTGTTGGGGGCAGTTAGATTTTCACGAATTCCTAGAAAAAGTTGTAGAAACTTATTCTGAAGAAGATGACGAAGATTATGAGTAGTCTTTAACAGGGCCGCCGTGAGCGGCGCTTTTGAGCTTGCGGCCTTTTAGCTTTACTCCAGAACCCTTCACACCTTGTTTACCAGTTCCGGCTGTGTGATCGCTGTCATGCTTTAATAGGCCGTGACTAACGCATTGGCTGTACCTTACATTGCTTAAACGAGAATGCCCCACAGAGCATTGGCTGGCTGTGGGGGTGGCTAGTTTCTTTTCAGCTAAGAGTTCTGTAATTCGCATTCTTTTATTTATTTGAATACGATCATTCCCAACATAACTACCTGTCCGATAAATCCTACACAGATTGTAGAAACATATAGGAAGTTCTTTTCAATAAGGCTTTTAAAGAACAATGTAGTTAAGGCGGCCCACACAAAGATCATAAGATCGTAGGGCGGCAGCTTATCACTCTGGGCTAAAATCATAGCGAGTAAAGTAGGAACGGCCGCAAAGTGCAGTAGCACAATAGTAATCCAACCTAGGGTATGGGCACTAATATGTCCCAAATGATCCTTGAAGAACGTGTAGATAAAGTTAACCAGTTTAGAGATGAGTCCAATAAATTTCATTTCGAGTCCTTATTTGTAAAAAATATGATTTCCGATTTTTGCAATCTTTTCACGTTTCCATCCCGGATTAATGTAATCTCCATGGAAATACATTGCATCCTTTAAACTAGGTAAGCGGAAACCTTCTAATAGGACTTTTTTAGCAACCTCTTCACTTTCCTTAAAAGTAGCTCGGTTGACAGGCCTAGCCATAACGGCTCTGTCGCAGACCCAACTAAATTGGCAAAGAACTTTTTCATAGACAATGTTCTTTTGGTAGATAGTTTTGCAAATATCAGCCGGGTATAAACCGCTTTCGGTTCTGTTCATTGTTACCTGTGCCACGGCTACTTTACCTTCAAAGGGTTGGTTGCCTGCTTCGTAGTAAATGTTAGTGGCAAGGCAGGCTAATTGCCTTTCTCGCATTGCTGTTGTGATTTGGGAACTCTCCATGGATTCAGATTTGTCGAGCTTGTCAACAACTACCCATTTGAGCATAAACACCGAAAGCATCAGTGCTGTTACCATTAGTAGAATTTTTACAGCTTTTACTAAAGCAGTGATATCTACATCCGGTTGTTCCTTATCTAGCGTTAACTCAGTCATTGAAGACCTCCTTTTTCGTTAGTGGTAAAATAATTATACAACAATGACTATTATACAGTCAAAGTTGGTAAAAAGCAACCAGTTTTGGTAAAATTCAGGAGCAGACTCGGATTTTGTACAGTTGTTCAAAACGATCTGCATCGATTCTGTCGTTGACCATCGGTTCGCCTCGAATGTTAAGGCTTGTGTTTAACAACATCGGACAGCCTGTTAATGCGTACCATTTTTCAAGAAGTCTTCTAATTCCGCTTCCATCTTTTGGTACAGTCTGGACACGACTAGTCCCGTCAGCATGAACGATAGCAGGAAATAAGTCAGGATGCCTGCAACGAGCGACTGACTGCATATACCTACTATCACTCCAACCGGAAGGCATATCGAAGTACATATCAGCCAGCTCCTCCAGAATAACCGGGGCAAATGGTCTAAATTTTTGTCTACGTTTAATTTCATTTACTTTATCCTTAATGTCTGGACCTCTCGGGTCTGCAAGTAAACTTCGGTTACCTAATGCTCTAGGTCCAAACTCTGCCCTGCCGCTCGCTACACCGACTATTTTGTTATCGTATAATTCTCTTATAAGGGTATCAACTGGATAAGGTCCTGCAATGTTGTGTCCAAGAAATGCATCTGTCCAAATAATCTTGCCGCCGTAGCCTAATGCGGCTGCCCCTAGACTACTACCAGCATCACCGGGATTAGGCATAATCCAAATGTTGTCATAATAATCTCCAAGTAATCTATTAGCACTACAGTTAAGAGCAACTCCACCGCCATACACTAAGTTCTTACTACCACCTAACATTTTTGCTTTACTAATAACATTCATTATCAATTGTTCAGCAATCATTTGTGTACTGTGTGCAATATCCATTTCATTTTCCCCATCAAGGAAAGTGTCAGCTACACCTATATGCAAGTTATATTTAAATGTAATGTCTCTGTATGATTCTATTAACTCAGTGGACATCTTATCTACTGGTTTTGATTTACCATAAGCTGCCATACCCATTAATATATATTCTTCATCTAATGGACGTAGACCTACACGCTGTGTCATTGCGCTGTAAAATAATCCAATACTGTTCGGATATGATTGGGACCATAGTTTTTTATATTTGGCTCTGCCTGTATTGTATTTGGCATGCCAGATAGTAATAGTATCAAACTCACCAATAGCATCAATAATCACTACTGTGGCATCATCAAATGGGCTTGTTTGAAATCCTGCGGCTGCATGACTTAGATGATGATTATGAGTATATACTTTCTTGTTGCCTAACAACTTTATGTTGTCGGATCCAATAATGTTCTTAACATTTAGATTAGCAAGGGCAGGTTTCTGTCCTGCTACTAATTGTCGCAAATACTTTAATACTGGTCTTTCATAATAATGGATTTGATAATCTGTAGCATATTGTAATGCATCCTTGATTATAGGTCCACAGAGGTTATCATCATGCTTATTTTTACTATATCGCTCGCTGTGACCAGCAAATACAATATTTCCAAAAGAATCAATGACACTTACGGCGGCATCATGAAAGCCGCAACTTAAACCAATATAGTCCATAATTATTTGTAGATAAACGGATCTCGTTTACGCAACTCTTCAATGCGTTTTTTTAACTGGCGACGCTTTTTCCAGTTTATAATCCAATAGAATACATTTTTAATAGTTTGCATAATTTTATTTAACTCCGATTAGCATGTATCGAGTAAATCTCCAATCAGGATAGGTAAACTGTTTCTCTCCTGTGTATAACTGTTCATTTACAGGAAACTGTGCTACAAATTCTGCCAGGCAAGTACTGTGTATGTAGTGGTCATTGTGTATCATGTTATTACCTTGTAATGCAACAACAGTCCCTTTAGGGATCCTATGCCACCAATCAAAACTATCAAAGTGTTCTGTACTGGTGTTAATTAGTAAATCAGGCGGAGTAGCTTTGATATCTAATTTGTTACAATCTGCGGTATGGGCTTTAAACTTCCAATCTTGATAGACCCAATTCTCATTGATCATATCTGCAACCTGTTCGCAGTACGGGTCTACATCATAACTTCTAATTGTTCCTATATCTAATTGTCCCCTACTACGTAACAGAAATGCTGTAATGCCGTACCACCCGCCGTAGATCCAAGCAGTATCTATGCTAGAAAACAGTTTCTCTAGTTCTTCACAAAGCCAAATCTTACTGCCTATCTGACCGCTACTGAACGCATCTTTATCTACGCTCAATATCTGACTCATCGCAGGCCTCTCCGTATTGTATTTCTACTATCCTGCAAGGGACATCATAGGGATTAGATAGCTGATGCCAATCTCCTTTAGGAATCTTATAAGATTGGTGCGTTGATAATTCAGCGGGTAGGAGGGCGTATCCGTTTGGCATCATAGAATATACAATGCACTGTCCTTCTGATACTAACCAATATTCACTTCGCTGATCGTGCCGTTGCATACTTAGGCTTTGTCCGGGCTCTACTGTTAGTTCTTTAACTTTAGTACCGCTAACTTCGTGCAGTACTCTATAGTATCCCCATGGCCGCTCAGTCTTAGGTGCTTTCCACTCTTCTAATATCCAACTACTGCTGTTTGCTTTATCAGTACCGCCCACACCAAATACAAACTCTACATCATCAAAGACCATTTCTGGAATGTTATTTCTAGTCCTGTCTCCTCCATTGGCAAAGATCACTTTATCTCTGGGAAACATTTCCTTTACTTGCCTAATAGCATCTATAGCACTACCATCATTGTCATTAAATTCTATAACTCGGTGTACTTGGTAGATGTTTTCAATGATAGCTTTACGTTCAACCGCAGGCATAAATGCTCTGCCTTTTTTACGGGCAAGCCATGCATCGCTGTTAATGCCCACAATCAAAAGGTTGCCCAATTGTTTTGCAGCTTTAAAATATTCAATGTGGCCGCTGTGTAAGGGATCAAACCCGCCAGTGACTAAAACTATTTTCATTTTATAAATCCTATTATAGACATCCTAGATTCTTTAGCAAAAGATTCTACCCTTGTTACACAATGCCAATTATTGTTACTTTTAACATGGTCTAAAAAAATTAGGTTATTATAGATTGGCCTTATAACATTTGCACTACCGTCTTCATTTACAGTAAGTAGTAATCCTCCCCAATCCCATTTCCAATCGTTATTTAAATACCAAATAAATCCATAGCGACAAGCATATTCATCATTATGAATCCTATAATGCCCACCAGGCGGCATCTTAGTTAGGCTTAGCCTAAGATTAAGTGTGTGGTCGGCGTAAGTTTCGTGCTTTACTCCCGTAAATTCTTCAAACTTTGGTAAAATATGATTAAAAATAGCTGCCTTTACCGCTGGGTGTTCTTTGCAATCAGCATAAGAATCCCATGCCGCAGTATAGGACTCATCTTTCGAAGGTAACCAATTAAAAATTTCTCTATTTAAAGATTGGTTACCATAAAAATCTGCTTGACATTGGGTTTCAGATTTTAAAGCTGGTTTCTCTAAGAACATTTGTCTAACTTCTTCTGTAAGTGCTATAGGTATAACATCAGTTGATTCAAATAAAATCATGTTATTAAATGTAATATAATTCTGGATATTCAACTAATACATGAACACCACCCTGCTCATATGCAGATTTATAAGTGTACACGATATCATCTATGTTTGTCAACTCGTGAAACTGTATGTTTGGACACATTGTTTTAAATTCATTTAAGTAGTTGCCCTTGTGTTGATGTCCAGGATCTAATGGCTTGTCACTTCCTTTGCCTAGCCTAATCAGTATGTTAGCTTTTTTACCAGTCATTAGTTCATACTTGTCTACATGATTAACAAGTTGATTAACGGCTAATACTATAAAGTCCCAACGTGGATAAAATGTAATCACAGTCTTGCCTGTCATAGCAATGCCTAGACTCATACCCATTTGAGTTTCTTCCATAACAGGCAATTCAATCATTTTTTCTTTAGATACATTGCCCAATGTTGTGCTCATAGGATTACCTGCATAGACAATTTGTTGTCCTATAAACATAGTATCTGCTTGTTCACCTAAGAAAGTCATTGCTTCTGTAAGTGCATCTTTGTAAGGACTTAGTTGTGGACTGCTCATTAGCCGTTCCTTTCAATGTGTCTAATAACATTTTCTGCCATAACTTGATGACATTTTAACGAGGGGTGATGGTCTTTAGGAGTAATTTCAAAACTATCTTCATCCCATTTAACTGTTAGCTCAGGATTGCGTCCTTTACTATGCATCGTCCCCGGATCCATTAAATCTTCAATGCTTTCATATGTAGATCCTTCGTAATCAAATGTAATAAATCTTTCGGATAACCAAGGATCGTCCTTGATATAGGAAATGTGTTCAGCAGGCCATGTAAACAAATATGTTTTTATTCCATTATGTTCGCACTCTTGCAAGAATGTTTTAACATTATTAATTACTGTACGAATTCTATTATTCATAAACTCGTTTAAGTCTATATTATTATCACTGCACCATTTGCTGAAAAATTTACCATATGGTTCTCTCCATGTTTCATGGAATGGAACTTTGAAATGTTGCGGCGGTGAGCTATCATACGGGTATTGTTTATAGGTAAACTCAAATTGATCTCTCTGCCATTGTGTGAGTTGGAATACTAAATGCGATACTTCACTGTGTTTATAAGGTTGTACGCGGAGACCGTGTATATTGGTGTTATCGTCAACAGTTGTTAAACAGGCACGCCACCAGTTAACAGCTCCTTCATTGGATCCCCCATTCTGCGGATGTACCAGTTCAAATGTGTTAAAGTGATTGGCTACTAGTCTAGGGTATCTAACTGACTTCATAAATTCTTTATGTGATCTTTTTACCATCATCGGGTCATATTGATCGGGTGGCGGTTCTTGTAGGGTAGGTAGATTGCTGTAGTAGTATAACCCTTGCCCCCAAGTAAAGGAACATCCTGCAAAAATTATTGCTTTTGTCACTTTAGCATTTTCTTTACTTTTCATCTTTATTCCTATAATTTTTATATATAAAAGGATCTCGTTTTCTTAAATCTTCTAGTCTTGTGTTTACCATTTTTTGATAATCTGTTTTCTGATTGGATTGATCACCTACAGGATCTAAATTTTCATCAAGCCATGTTTTCAACATACGAGCATATTCTATGTGAGCAAAATATCCTGGATGTTTATCAGTTGTATAACCCGGTACTTCGTCATAGATAAATTTTTTATTATCATTAGCATACCAATATATATGATTGATAAATTTATCTTTGTCATCTACAAGTTCACGATAGAAAACAAAATTTGTAGCGTCCATAAACTTTATTGCAATGCCATTTAATTTACAAAAAGAATAAAGCCCTATTAGATCTCTGTTGACGTTTTTCCAAAATTCGTAGGGATTGTGGAATTTATCAAATCGATCTTTAAAAATTAGTTGCAATTCTTCTATCCCTTCAGGATTGGGAGAATACTTAGTAGTTGAATAAAGAAAACTATGTTGGTACTGTTCATTGTTAATATATTCTGAATTGCATATAAAATAACTATTCCACGGATTGTAGTAAAATTCACTTCTGGTATGATCACAAACTTCTAAAAATAAAAATAGCTTATGTCGATTTTCCCAGTTGTTTTCAAGAAATTCATAAGCCATCCTTACAACTCTGTCGGTGCCGCCGCCGCAGGCTGCTTCATTTATACAAGGGATATTAATTAGTTTAGATAATCTAGCGGCGTAATTTACTTCAGATACTGTATCTTCCCATGATATATTATACAGCTCTTTATATCCACGACGAATGCCATTGCTTTCTGGCCATATTTTATCATCCTCTAGTCCACCGCCAAAGGTATAGGAACTACCATTAACATAAAATAATTCATATCCCTTGTATGACATTATTCAGTTCCTTTTTT